ATAAGCCTTAAAGAGGCAATAAGAAAACAGCGTCCATGCTTTTGAATTTTTAATAATAGGATCATTCACCAGCTCGTTTGAAAATCCTGTGTACCCTTTCTTTACCTCTTTTTCAGCCATTGATTAAACCTCTTATTTTACATACTTTTCTTGATAATCACTTATATAGATCTCTCTATGATTTCCTTGTGTATCACCATAAATCAATCCTTCATCATATAACTTCTTCAATGATACTTTGAATTTATTTTCACTGATTGGCAAGTCTAGATTTCTAATGTTCAATTCTAGATGCCCATCATTATCACAATTGAACAATAGATAAGTGAAAGTCCATAGAGAATAGGTATCTCTATAGGCTTTCGTGTTTGTAAATGATCGAGGAAGTATAACGTATTCTTCTTGCATCTTGTTACCTCCTACATTGACATTGGGTCAAAGTCATCAACTGGAACTGGTTCAGCTTGTTTTTCCTCATTGATGATGTCTTGCATTGTTGGTGCAGTAGTTGCTTCAATTGCTTGATGCACTTGAGGAGTTTCTTCTACAACAAAGTTGTTTGTCGTATCTTCGACACCAATTTCTTCAGGAACATACATTCCTTGGAATTCTGATGTAAAAGCTTCCCTTAAACATTGAGCAACTGCAACTTTTCTAATCATTGTTGCTGGTTTACCACTCCATTGAGCGTTAACTGTTCCATCTTTCTTTTTACCAACATATTCATCAAGTGATACTTCTACACGTTCAGGTTCTCTGTCTTTTCTATAGACTTCGCACCATCCGCCCACAAGTTCTTCTCTTGATGGAATATAGAATGTACCAACACGATAATCAATCTTACCTTCAGCAGTTAAAACAATGATTCCTGCTTTCTTTCCTTGATATTCTGGATGTTTATCTGCTCTTTTTTGATATACATCTTTAGAAACGACCATTGTTGCTGGTGAACTACCATATTTGATTAAGTGTGCTTCTTTAATAAATGGATTTAATTTTTGCGCTGAACATAATGCAATGAATAGTTTGACTTCTTGATCACTTACATTACCTCCTCCAGCGACCAAATAAGCCTTTACGATTTTAGAAGATAGCTTGATTTCTCCTGTATCTGTTTTGATTGTTGTTACTTTATTTTCTCTTACTTCATTTGCTTGTTGTACCATGCTTTGTACTGCCATAATTTATTTTCTCCTTTTGTTTAGTGTTATAATTTACCTCGAAAGTGAGGTGAAACAGTGTCAGTAGTGCTAACAAAATTAGCTGATAAATTCTTATGTTCTACATATAAAACATTTCTAGAAAGGCGTGCTCAAGGTTATTCGTTAGACAGATCAAAACAATTTAAAAATAACTTTGAGCAACGAGAACCATATATTTTAGATTTTAATATCGAAGATGTTGGCGACATTCTAGATGAATTAAAATCCATTGGCTTTGTTAAGGAGTGGGTAAGTGGCGACTTCCTTCTCACAAATAATGCTATTATTTATATGGAAAAAAGATTTAAAAATGGTTTGATAGAACTTACAGATTTTATCGCTAAGTTTATTCCTTAGGACGTTCAGATAATGAATGTCCTTTTCTTGATGAAATAAAATCGCATTTGTAATCACCTTCAAACTTTAAAACTATTTGTGTACCTAGATAATCTGTTTCTGATGAAACGGACATAACTCCCTTAATTTCATGACCATTAACGAATAATTTTCCATTCTTATCTAAATAAACCTTATTCATAATTTCACCTCATAACTTTCTTTAATTGATTTCTTTAACGTTATATTTATTGACCACTCCTGTTTGAGGATCACTTAATTCTTTTTCAGTTAATTTCACTTCACCGAAATTGAATGTTGGATTGATGTTTTTGATTACATCCATGTATCTATTCAACATTTGAAGAGCTCCTAAATCACCCTCAAACTCAAACGTTTTCTTCCATGTTCTGCCTTGGAACTTTTCAGGCGTTTGCTTGATTTCAGTAACGATATACTTATCATTTACGTTAGCAATCGTTTCATCACCACGCTTGATTGGTGTGTATTTAGGTTGATTTTCAACTGTTTGAGAAACTTGTTTTTTGACTGCTTCCAACTCTTTTTGGTGTTGAAGTTCTGCTTCTTTTTGTTTCTTTTCAAACTCTTCCTTTTGGTGTTGAAGTTCTGCTTCTTTTTGTTGAGCAACCGCTTGCGATTGCTTTTTGATGTTGTCAACTTCATCGCTGATCATTTCAGTCACTTTAGGAAGTCCTTCAGTTGCTAAAAGCACTTGATACTTTTCTCTTGAAATGAGTTTTTCATCAATATTAGCAATCAAGCATGAATTGATGATTGTTTTTTCAACCATTTCTAAATTCAATTTGTCATTCTTTTCTTTTTCCATTAAAGCATTGAATTGTGCTTCAACTTGTTCTTCAAATTTCTTTTTGGATGTTGAAGCATTAAGCCATTTTTCATCAAAAACGAACTGATCAGCATATTCCTTTGAAATCATCTTTCTAGAAATCAATACTTCTTTTAGTTGATCAATAGCTGCTTGACGTTCTTTTCTAAGAGCTTCTTTTTGCTTTTGAACAAATACATCCACATTTTCAGCCACAACACTTGCAGTATCATTTAAAGCTTTAACAACTTTATTTACCTTTGCTTCAAATTCTTGATAAGGCTCAATGTATGCTTTTTTGACTGCTTTTCTTTCAGTTTCTAATTTTTTAGCATACGAACGATATAATGGAACCATTCCAGTTTTAGCTTTAACAAAATCTTTGTAGTTCTTTTCATCTACAACTACACCTTTTTTAGCTTCAATTGCTGGAATCAATTTGACCATTTCATCAATATTTGAGACAATCGCTTCATTTGCTGGTCTTTTTTGAACTTCTAATGAAAGGTGTTTTTCATCAATGTCAACGTGTTCTTCAATAACTTCAGCTTTTGCTTCAACTACCTTTTCTTCTTCAGTTGGTCTAAAGAATTCGATGACGTTGACAACTTTATAACGTTCATCAAGTTCTTGGTTAGCCGGTTGCCAGAAGATTGCATTATCTTGTTTTAAAATGACAAATGCTTTATCTCCTGGATATGTTAGTTTGACAACTGGTTCTCCATTCACAAGAAAGCAGTTGTTGATTGATAGGAAGTTGATAACTTTATCAAATTCTTCTTTGGTTGTGATTTTTACAGCTACTAGCTCATTAAGTAGCCCTGATTGAAACTCATTCATTTTCTTTTTTCTCCCTTCTACGATAAAAACTTATTTATGAAATACACTTGACCTTTTCCCGTCACTTTTGTGGTCAATGTAATTCTTGTACTTCCATCTGGATTAGTAATTGTTCTTTCTTTGACTTCAAACAATCCAAGATCCATTGATTTTTGTGTTGGCTGATTGTAACGTTCACCCTTTTTAATTAGATATTCGTTTTCTCTCATCCACTCAAACAAACGATTTTGACCAATCTCATAGCCATTTTGTCTGATTAATTTAGCTAACTGACCAATCAAAATTGATTCATTGCTGGCACTTACTGCATCAGCAAATAGAGCTTTAGGCTTCAATTGATTATTTTCTTCAATCAAACCTTGTTTTTCTTCCATCAAGGCTTTTACTTGCTTTCTTGAATACTCAAGCGCTCTATTCATTACAGCTTCAGGACTGTTCCATTTTCTTTCTAATTCAAGGAAGTATTGGCGGACTTCTTTTCCTTTGTCACTACGTTGGATCATTGCAATTTCTTTTGCCATGTCGAGAGTGATTTCATAATCTGTTGATGGTCGACCACCTTTAGGGTTTTGGACAATTTTGTCCATAACTTCTCGGTAATCAATTTCTTGACTAAACCCGTATTCAGCCATTCTTCCAAACCACTTTTTAAACGGAGTTTCAATTTCTAAAAATTCATGTAATTCTCTTGCTGACAATGTAATGCGGTCATTGTCATAATTTACTTTTAATAGTTCGTTCATATAGGCTCTCCTTTCTAACTGACTTCTTTTAATTCCTTATTCCTGTTTTCTAAAAATGGAGGTGGAGTTTTAGTTTTTATTAAATTCCAATACCACAATTCCGTTTTGAATAGATATTTAGCATCTAGCACCAAATCATCATAGTGAAGATAAACAACTCTTGTTTCTTGCTTCCCTGCACCATTGTTAGCCCAAGGAATATCAAGAATTGCATATAAAACAAAATGTCTTAATCCTGTTGTTATCATGTAATGCAAGACTTGGAAATAGTAAGTAATTGGAATGTGATCATTGGCCCATTCTTTTAACATTGCACCATTTTGAATAGTTGTTGATTTGATTTCCAACCCCCATTTTTCTTTGGTTGCAATTTCAATCATTGCTCCATCAAGATTTGCTCTTAAAAATGGATATTTCTTGTTTGACAAGCTGATATCTTTCGTATCAATCAATTCAAACTTGTTTTTATAAAGAACACCGAACAATTCAATGAGGATGGGTTCCAATGTATTCCCTTTTTCGATTGCTTCACTCGTTTGAAATACAGGCTTTTTAGCACCTGTCTTTTCCTCCCACAATTCATAAGGTGTTTTGTAATTGTTTACGTTCATTACAATTCCTGCATCAGAACCACCAATTCCTTTTCCTCTTAGGCTATGCCAGTGTTTTTTGTCTTTTACATAATCGACATTACAATTAGTAAAGAACTCCTCATAGTTCGTAGTTTCCATTTTCTAGATCCTTTTTGCATTGTGCTAATTCCTGATTGAGATAACCAAGTTGAAGATAATCATCACTGTCTAGATGATCCTTACATTCCATACAAATGATTGAGCTTTCTAAATCAGCAACTCTTTCTTCTAATTCTTTCTTTTTCATCTTCTAATGCTCCTTTAAATTGTTCTTGGATGTAGTTATCCAATTCATTACTGCAATGCATAAAAGCATTTTTAGCCGGTGTAAACATTTCTTTGACCTTTTCAATGTCAATATTGATTGGAGCCATTTCTAAGAAAAGACTTCCTAAGATGTTCCAATCAGCATCAGCTAATGCCGAAAGTGCATCTCCATCTTTCTTGATGCTTAATTCTAATTTAAGTAATGGTACTGCTGGTCTTTCATCTGTTTCCTTTTCAGTTGAACCAATTTGAACAACTTTGACATCTGCACCTGCAGCTTTTGCGGTTTGGATGATGTCTTCTAAATCTTTTTTTGTCATATTTTATTCCTCTCTTTTTATATAGATTTCTACTGTGTACTTTTGCGTTTTTGGACTGTCAACGAAGATATCTATCTTGTTTCCTTTGATAGCTCCTCCACAGTCTTGAGCTACATATTCATTGCCATTAATCAAGACTATAGAACCATATGGAATGATTGAAGGGTCTACCGCAATGGTTCTTTCCTCTTCAGCAATAGCACCTGTAGAAGTTAAACGACCGTAAATATCTTCTCCAGGCCAATAGTAAGTAACAGTAAATTGGCCAAGAGCTCTTCATTTTTGAAGCTCTTCTAATTGAGCTATGAGATACTTGTTATCCTCTTGAACACTGTCATATAAATCTTCAAAGCGATTCTTATCAGATAAAGCATCACTGTAATAATCTTCCAAAAGAGAAATCTTTCCCTTTTGTTGTTGAATTTTTGTTTCATAAGCATCCAACTTGTTTTGGTAATAACAAATTGGAGCGATGATACAAAACATCACTAATATTGAAATAAGAAAATATGTTCTTTTTTTGACTTTCATATTGCATTTTCTCCTTTAATGACTTAAAATTTATTTGCTATGTTGTGTGCCTAGATATAGGCACCTTTTTTATATACTCCTGACTATGATTGCTAAACAGTTAGCGATAAAACAACCGATAACAATAATCGTGGCCAAACCTCTTGCTGATAATTTCATAAATCACACCTCCTTTTCGTTCACTTCAAACATTGCAATGTACTCACATTTTTTAAGAAACTTTTCCTCATGTGTTGTAAGGCCACCTGATAGAAATAAGTTTTTAACTTCTACTTCAAATCTTCCTGATTCATAGCCCAATTCAAAACGATTTCTTGGATAATCCTCTCTTTGAGAAATTCTAAGAATTGCTAGAAATTTTTTATCTATTTCACTCTTGATCATTTCTCTATCCGCACGAACCAGCATTTTTCTATCTCTTCTATCTTTGGCAATCTTATTTGCCAATTCATAGTAGGATTTTTGATACCATTTGAATTCCTTTAACATGTGGATTAAAACAGCAATGACAACAAACAAAATACAGCAGATGATAATTAATGAATTTTTACTCATAAATTTTCTTTTCCTTTCCATTACTGACCACCAAGGAACCAACCTCGTGTTATTTAAAATGATTAATTTCACAATATTAGGACCATCTTTATGATTTATATGACTTTTTTATTTGTTCAGGAGTTGAGATTGGCTCCTGGATGATCAGTAATTTATTTAATTGTTTTAACTAAGAGCTTTTTTGTACTGTTCTTCGATATAATCATCAAGAACACTTTTAGCAATCAAAGAACCGTTCTTATCTGGAATATGTCTTAGCTTATTACTTTTAACCAAGGCATACGTTCTGTTAATTCCAATTCCTAAATAGGATGCTGCTTTCTTTACTGAAAACAATGGACCATATAGTTCTCTTGCCATGATTACCTCTCCTTTCCTAAATTCCAAGTAAGATAGAACCTTCAAACCTTTTTCTTAATGAATGTTTTACATAATGAAGTTCTTCATCTTCTAAAGTTTCCATGTTTAGAATTTCTAAAATTTGATTTAGAACACCAACGTAATCATTAATGATTTGTTCTGTTGTTTTTTCTTCTCTTCTTTCTTTGACATTGATGTAAGCTGTTGAACCATTAATAATTCTTTCTAGATATTGTTCTCTTGTTTCATCCATAGTTTTTTTCTCCTTTCTTTAAACTCCAAATGTTTGTATTTAATAGAGTGTCTTTTTAGGAAACTTTATTAAATAACAGTTAAAATATGTTTGTGCTTGATAGACATAATGTATAACGGATTTAGTTTAAATTGGACAGTTTGTCCAATTTTGAAGTAAAAAAAATTTGATCTATTGTTAGTGATTTATCAAATTTTCTTAACTCATCCCTAATAACAAGCATTTCTTTAGGTGAAAAATTAATTACTCCTTTTTCTTTTAAAGCATAGGTTTTCCTATCTTTTCCTATAAGTAATGCAAAATCTTTTTGGGTATATCCGTAATAACGTCTGTAGTTGTAAACTGCAATAAATATCACCTCCATCATTGGACATATCGTCCAACTACACTTTTATTATATAGACATTCTGTACAAGTGTCAACAATTATTGCCCATTTTGTCCAAATAACTTAACCATTTTGTCCAAATATATTATACTTATTATAAGAAATGTACTTATTGTATAAGTAGGAGGCAATAAAATGATAAACAAAGTAAATTTTGGATTAAGATTAAAACAATTACGAGAGAGAAAAAGATTAAGTCAAATAGAATTAGCAAACATTTTAGAGGTGTCAAATGGTTCTATTAGTAAATGGGAAAGAAATGAAAGACAACCAGACTATGAAACATTAGAAAAAATCGCTGATTTCTTTAATACTTCTATTGATTACCTTTTAGGGAGAAGTGAAACAAAGGACAATAATAATGTAGATTTCTCATTTTCTACCCCACAAGAAGCATTGAGTTTCATTTTAAAACAAGACATGGTAGCTGATTTTGGTGGCTATGATTTAGATAATATGTCCGACGATGAAATAATGGAGATGGCAGATGATATTGCTGATATGTTGAAGATTATATCTAGAAAGCACAAATAATTATTATTTAAAGGAGTGTGCTTATGGATGAATATAGAATATAAAGTCAAAGATTTAATTAAAAAATATAATACTTCAAACATTAAAGAGCTTGTAGATCATCTTGATATTTCAATTGAATACCAAGATTTCAAAGCAAAAACTTTAGATTCAAGACTGATGATTGTTGATTCTAAAGGCTACATATTTGTAAGAAGTGATTTAGATTGTGCGTATGAAAATTTTCTTATAGCACACGAGTTAGGACACTACGTCCTGCATTATGATGAAAACATCAGTTTTAATTTTCTAAGGCGAGTCTATAAAACTCGTTTAGAAAGAGAAGCAAATGAATTTGCTATTAGATTACTGATGTATGAAGAACTACATAATATAAAAGAACTAGAAAATATTGAATTTATTGTAAAAGAAAAAGGAATACCGCTTAAAGTGTGGTATTCACTGAATGAGAAAATTTCGGAGGAAGTTTTATGTGTACAGAGGAAATATGCATCGCAAAAGATTTAATTAACGTTGATTATGTCGGACATGATTTATTGAGTGATAAATCGCCACAAATTATAGATAGTTTTTCTTCAAGACAAGAACGTTTAGATTACGCTATAAATCTTTTAAAAAAATACAACACCCCTCAAAGCAGATATTATTTATGTGAGGCATATCACAATTCAAGAGTATCCCATAGAAAAGAAAGTATAGAAATATTCTTGAACTATCTTACAAATGAACTGTATCAAGACCGGTTCATAAAAATAGATCCTATTTATATTTCACTCTATGAAATGAGTAACTTTGATGCTATGAATTTTCACATTGCAACCATATTATCATGGCTTGGAGAAGCATATGAAGGAGAATATGACTATCAAAATGCATTATTAGCTTTTCAAAAAGCGTATGCTCTTGCTCCATACTATTCATGGGCACCCGGGCAAGTATCAAGAATATATATGAAAATGAATAGAATTGATAAATCAATAGAAATCTTAGAAAAATATAAAGCCACAAAATGGTATGAACCTTATGATGAAAAATTATATTCAGACAATGTTTATCATCACGATGTTAATAAAATTCTTGTTGATGAATGGATAGATGATTACAAGAAAAAAATCGAAAGAGGTTATGTATTTAAACCTAGAAAAAGAAAAATTCAAAAAAAATAAGAAAAGAGGAAAAACAAATGAAAAAATTATTAAGTCTAGTATTAATTGGAACTTTAGTTCTATCTCTAACTGCATGTGGAAATAGCAGTTCAAAAGACAATTCATCTTCAAAAGAAACAACTACAACAAAAAAAGAAGAAAAGAAAGAACCTTTAAATTTAACAGGGACTTGGAAATCAGATGAAAATGAGGGCACATGGATGGAAGCCACAATTTCTGATAACGTTATTTCTATCGATTGGGTGACGGATGAAGGAAAAACAAAAGCAACTTATTGGGTTGGTTCATATGATGCTCCTACTACTGCCACTAGTGAATATTCATGGGTATCTAATAATGACCATGAAAAAACTAAAAATGCACTATTAGCTTCAAATGATGATACAAAAGAATTTACATATAAAAATGATATTCTTTCATTTTCCGCTTCTATGCAAGGTGTCAGCAAAGTAGTTGAACTAAAGAAACAATAATATGAAAAATACCAACCACGATAAAAACCTAGATTACATTTATGATAATCATCCTGAAATGTTAGATGATTATATAGATGTCTATGAAAATTCAATATTAGCTGTTGATCATACTGTCAGTCCTGAAGATATGATTGATATAACTGAAATGATTATAGCTTTTGAAAAAGAAAAAGCATTGAAGCTTAATTAAATATATTACGCCTGTTTATGTCTATAGGCGTTTTATTATACGAAAGGAGACGTGATTTATGGCAAAAGCAAGAAAAATCAAGAAAAAAGATGGTAAATATACATATGAAGTAAATGAAGTTGTTGGTAAAAACGAAAACGGGAATCCTAAAAGAATTTATGCTTATGGAGCTACTTTAAAAGAAGCAAAAGAAAATTTAAAAATCAAGCTTGATG